TTCATTAACTCCAACTCTTGAAAAGCCAAAACCAAAACCAAAGCTCAAAAAGGTGAAACTAAATGGCGATATCACTTGATGCAACTGTTGGTGGTGCTAACGCAAACACCTATATAACACTTGATGATGCAAACTCATTTATTGAGGGTTTAGTCCTCAGTGATGACGCTGCAGCATGGGATGGGTCAAGCAATGACAATAAAAATCGTGCTTTGTTTACCGCTGCACAAAGAATTGATCGTGAAAAGTTTTTAGGGGCTAGGGTAGATGATACCCAGGCACTAGAATGGCCAAGATCAGGAGTAAGAAAACCTGATACATACACAAATTTGTATGGTTTGAGTTTTCCAAACAGATTAGTTGCTGATTATTACACTGATACTGAAATCCCAGATCGTGTAAAACACGCACAGGTTATTTTGGCTGTTTATCTTAATAACAATAGGAACGGGTTAGAATTAAGTGGTCTGGAAGATTTTGCGACTGTTAGTATTGGAAATATTAATGCAACACCTAGATTCTTTGGTCAGGTTGGGATTGATCGCATCCCACCGATAGTTGATCATTACCTGATGGGTATTAGAATAGGTGGAAGAGCAAATATCGGCATCAAGAGGAGTTAATTATGTCTAGGGCTTTAGGAGTTGGTGCTGTTGATGGTTTCTATAATGTGGGAGCAGAAGTTATAACAGATACAGCTACGCATACAGGTAGATTTAAGAGGATTGATTTTTTTGAGAATACACATATCACAACTCTTGCAAGCGAAAATTATACAGGTAATTCTTTAGATGGTGAATCATTTCCAGTAGGTTTTATAATTGAGGGTGTATTTACTAGTATTAAGCTTCAAAATGGAGCTTGTATAGCTTACCGAGTTTAACTATGTCCTATTCTGATTTCCCAGCCGCCAAAATCATCAATGATACTGATGCCCATACAGGCAGATTTGGTAAAATTGCTGCTCTGCAAGATTCTGTCATTGCAACCCTTGTTTCTGAAAACATTACAGGCGATTTGACATCTTTACAGTTTAAATCTACTGCTGAAATAGAAGGTGTTATAACAAGTATTACATTAACAAGTGGCACAGTCATTGCTTATTCATTGTGATCTCAAATTATCCAGCGGCAAAAATTATTAATGATACCAACGTTCATACTGGACGTTTTGGTAAGGTTGTTGCTTTACAAGATTCTGTAATTACTATTGGAAAACTTTTTGATTCAGTTCCATCAGTTGATGATATTACAGATTTTGATAGTATTTTGCCAGGATATTTTGGAGATCATCGTTCAGTTCAATTAAAAGCGGGAGCAGAATTTTTTGGCCCATTTTCTGTTGTTGTATTAGATAGCGGCACTGTTATTGTATATAGATTATGAGTTTAGCCAACGCACTAAAAAAAGCAGCATCAAAAACACTGAGTAAACTTGGTGGGGATGTGACTATCAGGAGAGTAACAGCAGGGTCGTACAATACCACCACAGGAGCAATAACAGAATCCACATCTGACACTACTGTTAAAGGTGCATTAACAAATGTAAACAGATCGGAAGTAAATGATCTGATTGAATCACAGGATAAAAGGTTAACAATATCAGCAGGGGATTTATCGTTTGTACCAACAACAAAAGATAGAGTTGTTATTAGCAGTGTTGAGTTTAAAATTATCCAGGTGGTTACAAATGAGCAGAATAATACACCAATAAGTTTTGATCTTATCTTGAGGTAATTATGGCCAGAGAAATAAACTTAACTGATATTGGAGATCATTTCGGTGAAAAAGTACAAAAGACTGTAAGAAAGGCAACTTTTAAAGCAGAAGCTGATATTAAATTTTTTACACCAGTTGATACTGGTCGATTAATTGGATCTTGGGAAAGAGACATAAAACCTTTTATAGGTGTTGTATTTACTAATGTTGAATACGCAGAACCTGTTGCATATGGAACAAACCTACCTCCAAGTTGGGGTGGTCAATATAGAACAAGACGAAATACAATAAAAGGATATCCAGAACTTGTTGCAAAGCAACTTGAGCAGTTTATTAGAGATGAATTTAGGAGGTCATAATGGCAGCAGTTGATTTAAATACCGTAAGATCCACAATAGAGGCTAGGCTTGCAACAGAACTTGCATCAAGTCCAGTAATACCTGTTGTTTTTAACAACATGGCTTTTGATTCGACAACAGAAGATACTTTTGTTCAATGCCAGACAAGTTTTGGCTCTGGAAGTTATTTAACAATGGGAGGATCTGCCAATTCTACAAACAGTGTTGTCGGTTTACTTTTGATAAATATATTTACAGAAGAAGGAATAGGCCCAGGGTCAAATTATGTAATTGGCAAAAGATTGCGTGACCTCTACAATAACATTACAGTTTCAAATGTTATTTTTGATTCACCAATTGGCCCTGAAGTTTTAACATCAAGTCCTGAAGGAAAGTTTCAAACACAAATCAGAATAACTTTTGAAATATTTGAGGATCTTTAATCATGCCAAAACTTGTAATAACAGAAGAAATGCTTGATGCTATCGAAGCAGTCAAAGGCGTAAGGGATTCCAGAATGTGGGATCCAAATTGTAAAAGATATATGGAGAATCAAGAAAAATCGAAAAAAGATGTAAAAAAAACAAAAAAAGGTTAATATAAAATAAATACTTTCTTTTTGTTATGGCTGCTGTAAAAGGTGATGTCGGTAAAATTATGTTCCATAACGCTGCTGGAACAGAAGCTGATATATCAGGTCTTAGAAACTGGTCTTTATCAATTACCAAAGATACTCAAGAGACTACAGTTCAAGGTGATACCTCAAAAACTTTTGTTGGTGGTCTTATCTCTGGTGAAGGTTCAGCAACCTTAATTTATGACAATGCTGGTAACAGTGATTATTTAGCATTTGTTGAAGACGTATTAACAACAGGTGATGCTGCAGACGCATTGTTTGAACTGTTTCCAGACAGTTCAGCAAGTGCAAAGAAATTTGGTTTTTCTGGAATTATTACAGGTGCAGAATATGGAGCAACACTTGGTGAAATTCAAGAAATAAATATTACCTTCCAGACTTCAGGTGCAATTACTTCAGATATATAGTAAATTTCAAATAACTAACCCCAACTAAACATGGCAACAAAAAGAACCGTTGATCTTATCACTGAGGCTTTCAGTGAGGTGATGACTTCAAGAAGAAAATATGAATTAAAAAAGCCAAATGGTGAATTATTAAAAGAAATATATTTTCCACCTTTAACAAGATTTGATAGAATACAAGCCCAAGCAGCCGCTGGAACTGATGAGGCTTTGGCAATATCAACAAGATTACTTTGTCAGTTAGCACAAAATGAAGATGGCACAAAAGCGTTTCATTCTGCTGATGCTGAAAATTTAAAAAGATTTCTTCCTGAGACTGTTTTAAATGAACTTGAACTATTTATGATGGATATAAAAGTTGATTTAGATACAGCAAAAAACGAATAAGGCGAGATAACTGGTTAAATTTTGAGTTTTTTCTCGCAACAGAACTAGGTAAAACATTAGAAGAATTAAGAAAACTTATTACAGAGGAAGAGCTTGTTTATTGGGCTGCATATTATGAAGTAAAAAATGACAGGGAAAAGCAAGAATTAAATCGTCAAAAGAACAAAACAAGGTAAGATATATAATAAAGGTTATTTGTATTTGTGGCACAATCAACAGTCAGATTAATAGTTGATGCACAAAATGCTATACAAGCGTTGCAGAGAACAAACAATGCCACCAAATCTTTGAGCGATAGCACAGATAAATTAAAAGGAAGGTTAGATAGATCAAATAACTCATTAAAAAATAAGGGAAGGGCTGCTAAATCTGCTGCTGGAGGCGTAAGAACTTTAACTGCTACATTAACCCCATTACTTAAAGCATTGGCTGTAGCAGCAACAGCAAGGTTTATATTTGTCCAAACTGCTGAATTAGAAACTCAAAGAAAAAGTCTTGAGGTTCTTACAGGTTCTATAAGTAAAACAAACGACATAATAAGGGAATTACAAGAATTTGGTGCTGTTACACCTTTTACAAGTAGTGAATTAATAGAACAGACTAAAAGATTGAAGGCGTTTGGTTTTGAAACTGAAGAGTTGGTTGATACAACAAAAAGATTATCAGAAGTGGCTGGTGCTACTGGTGCTGATCTTACAGGCATAGCAACGGCATTTGGACAGATCAGAGCTAAAGGAAAATTACAACAAGAAGAGAATTTGCAGTTATTAGAAAGAGGAGTTGATATAACAACAGAACTCGAAAAGATAACAGGCAAACAGGGAGAAGCTTTTGCTTCTGCAATGCGTAAAGGTGAAATTGGTGCTGATGCCGTAAATCAAGCCTTAATAAATCTTACAAGTGAGGGTGGTGCATTTTTTGGTGGTGCTACAGCACAGGCAGATACATTGAATGGATTATTTTCCACTTTGGTTGATTCAGTTCAGAATCTAGCAAGAACCATTGGTGAAATATTAGAACCAGTAATAAAAAGTGCATTAAGTTTTGCCACCAAAGGTGTGCAAGCTATAGATAAAATTTTTCAAAGAATAAATAAAATAAAAAATAGAATAACTGGAACTCCTGAAACATCACCACAAGAAGAAGTTGATGTCGAAACAAAAAAAACATCATTATTAGTTCAACAGGCAAAACAAGCAAAAATAGTGAGAGAAGTAACAGAGGGAACTGTTACAGCATCAAAAGCTCTTGCAGATTCAACAGAAGATATTAAAGATAAATTTATGGAGATAGGAGAAAGTGTTGAACAAGGTATTGTTTCAAACCTCACCGATGCTGTTATGGGTACACAAACACTTGCTCAAGCTGCAATAGGTGTTTTAAATAATTTAAAGAGAAAACTGGTTGAATTAGCGATACAACAAGCCGTTTCAGGTATAGGTGGAAGGATAGGTGGATTTTTGGGAAATATATTTGGTAAAAGAGCAAATGGTGGCCCTGTATCTCCTGGTGGTGCATATTTAGTTGGTGAAAGAGGCCCAGAAATCTTACAAATGGGTGCAAGAGGTGGCAATATAATTCCAAACAATGCAATCGGTGGAGGCGGTACAACAAATATGATCACTGTAAATGTAGATGCAACAGGTTCATCTGTTGCTGGTAATGGATCAGAAGCTGATCAGCTTGGTGGTTTGATTGCCAGTGTAGTGCAGGCAACTATAATTGATGAACAAAGGGCAGGGGGTTTATTAAATAGATAATGGCTACATTTCCATCAATACAGCCCACTTATGGGATGAGAAAACAAAGCAAACCGAAAGTAAGGGTCACTTCTCTTGGTGATGGTTATGAGTTCAGGGCTTTATATGGCCTTCCATTATCGCAAGACCCAAAAGTGTATGATCTGACTTTTAACGTGTCTGAAACTAATGCAGATGTTATTGAAGCATTTTTAAGAAGTAGAGTTGCAGATCAGGCTAGTTTCACATTCACACCACCCGCAGAGGGGTTTAGTGCAAAGACAGGTACTTATGTTCAATCAAATGGAAGTGGTGTTGCAGGAACAATTATTACTATCACCTTTGCAAATCATGGTGTGGCAATAGGTGATGTATTAACAGTTGATTTTACAGCACCTACCGAAGATGACGCTGGTTCTGGCCCTACAGATGGTTCTTATGTTGTCGCCTCTTCTGCTGATGTTAATACTTTCACACTTACTTCAACCGCTGCTGATAGTGCATTGATAACTGTTGCTACTAATGTTAATTTTACACTTTCTGGGGCTGGTCAATATGTTTGTGATTCCTGGACAAAAACTATTCCTTATAACAATAGAGCGATAATAAATTGTTCTTTCCGTGAAGTATTTGAACCATAATGGCAGTTCCTACAAGCGCACTTCAGGGATTAACAAATAAATCTATTATTGAATTATATTCTGTTGAATTAAAAGCAGATGTTCATTATACAAAAACTGCAAAAACAGCAACTTATGTTCAATCAACAACGACAATTACAATTACACTAAGTAGTCATGGGTTTTCTGTTGGTTTAATTTTAAGTCTTGATTTTACTTCAGGAAATGGAATTGATGGTATTTATACAATTCAAACAGTTGATACAAATACTTTTACAGTAACAGGCACAACTTCACAATTTACAAATGGTAACGTGTCTTTCAATATCAATGCAACAATAGCAAATCCTACTGTTTATCTGTTTCATAGTGGAAACAACATGAAAGATAGTTTGGACATTGTATGGCAGGCAAATACATATTCAAGGATGCCTGTAAAAGCTGAAGGGTTTAAATATTCTGGTAAAGGTAAACTGCCAAGACCAACTTTGACTCTTTCAAACCTGTTGGGAACTATTACATCAATATTACAGCTTACAAATCAAACCACAGCATTATCTGATCTTGCAGGGGCAAAAGTAACAAGACGCAGAGCATTAAGTAAAGATTTAGATGAAGTAAATTTTCCATCT